CCCGAAGGGGCCTCCCCGGTGCTGGTAGAGTACTAGTGCCGACTCTAGTAAGAGTCTACTATCCGTAAAGGAGGGACTGGGTGGGTGGTTATCGAACTTGGGAACGGTCTTGGCAGGGTGATAGATTGGGAGCACGCTATCAGTGTGTTTCCGACCCATCTCTGTTTGAGACTATTCCCGAGATTACCATCTACCCGGGAGGCCACCAGTCGACCTACTCCTGGAGAACTGGGAGTAGAGCTGGTTCGAGCGATACGGATTATGAATTCCTATCCGGTCCAGAACTTCGTGGTCGAGTCATGCACGAGCATCGTACCAGGTACGATGCCGGACATGAGTTTCGCACTTCGAAGCAAAACTGTACTGGGACTACCCACTCGTCAGTAGTCATACCATATGACGCTGGCGGGAGGCGATGGGAATATCGTGGCCCTTTATGGGTCACACCCATTGGGGATCCATACTCCGAGTCGCTGCCGGAACCCTTGCTCTCCGATTTGGAGAACTGGGGTAACGACGCTATCAGTCAGACTATTCCGACTGAAGCCGAAGCATCTCTTGCGCAGTTCATGGGCGAACTGAGGGAGAAGTTTCCTTCTCTCCCAGGTGCCTCAACTCTTCGTCATGGATCGAGTCAGCCGCATAAGACTGCGGGTGACGAGCTCCTAAACTTAGAGTTTGGGGTTAAGCCCATGATCAGTGACATCACTGATATGGCAAAATCTGTCATCAACTTTCGAAAGATCGTTGATCAGTTTGACAGAGATTCCACTCAGTGGGTCCGTCGCAAGAAAATGCTGGTTGATAGTTCAGATACTTCCTTCGTCCCTATGGGTCCAGGCCGCGTAAACGCCTTCTCAAGCGTTTATGCGAATGCCAAAGACCCGATCAAGACGATGTTTGGAGGTACTGGACTACCCCTGGCGTTAGACAAACGTGTTGAGAAAACTCAACGCGTTTGGTTCTCCGGATGCTATACTTATTTCCTCCATAAAGCACAAGGCTTTATGGATCGTGTTGCTCGTTATGAGCAACTGGCAAATAAGTTGCTTGGTACTAGGATTACTCCTAGCACCGTCTGGGAACTAACGCCATGGTCCTGGCTGATTGACTGGAATGTCGACGTAGGATCTTATTTAAGATCCCTCGAAGCATTTCGGTCAGACAGCTTGGTCCTGAGGTATGGTTACATTATGTGCGAAACCCGCACAGAAATAACCTATACCGTGCCCGTGAATATGAAATCCAAACTTGGAACATATCATGGGTCTCCCTCTGCTTCGTATGTTAAACACACGAAGACGAGGACCAGGGCCAACCCTTACGGATTCGGCTCAACCTCGAACTACAGTTCGAGGCAATGGGCCATCTTGGGTGCTCTTGGTCTTACAAGATCACCCGGTCAACTTCGTACAGATTAATCTGTTAGAAGTTGATGCTCAAAGCATTCCTACAACCGTAGGGATGTTAGAAACCCTAGTTGCAGGAGTACTGCCTTGGCATACAGCGACCCACAGTCCGTCACCATCAACGCTGTTCCCATCTCGCTTCCGCGAGTTGCGAGCGGTGTTGATGCCGGAGCCTTCGGCTCTGCCGATGGCGCTTACCGTCTGTCTGTGTCCCACGCCTACGGGCGTAGGACTCGTCGGACGGTTCGCCTGTCCCAGAAGAAGATCTCAGCCGACCCGTTCATTCCTGAGCGGAATGTGGAATCGTCGGCGTCGGTCTACATTGTTGTAGACCATCCCGTCAACGGTTTCACGACGACTGAGCTCAAGCAGCTTGTAGACGGTTTTACCGACTACCTGACTGCATCGACTGGGGCGAAGGTCACCCAGCTTTTGGGCGGTGAGAATTAACGATCTCACCGGCTGTAAAGCTGTTTTCTTCCTCTCAGAGCACGACGATTCTCCGTTGTGGACCTGCATTTGTGGCAGGACACTCGTAGTATCGTTTTGGCTCCAAGAGGAGGAGATGGCCGCTAGGGCTGAGGAAGATTTACCACCTACTTAAAGGAGGGATCTTGAAAAGCCCGATCGTACTCGTGCAACCTCTCCTGGAAGATCTAGGAGAGAGATGCGGTACCAGCACCGAACATGATCTCAAAACGATCATGTTTCGATTCGAACACGAGGGGTTATCGTTTCTGACGATAACCCTGCCGTCCTTTGGCGCGGACTTCCAAAAAAGTCTAGACCAAGGGTACGTCGCCCACGACCAGTTTCCCGGTTTTATCCGGTCTGGCGGTCTCCCCCGATTTCTCGGAGGTTTCCTTGGGCTTGTGTTCGATCGGAAGAGTGCTCGGTTACTGGACTCACCGTCGATTGATGCCATCAGAGCGATACGTCAACTGACGTTGATGTTCGCGAAGTTGGCCATCCCCTGTTCTGAAGAAAGGACAAGGAATGCAATCCGACAGTGGATCCAGTGTGAGCAGGACATCCGCCAGAATGACACTTCGTTTGCGGGCGATAATCTCGCTCGTTTTCGTCGTGTCGGCCGGTTGCTCTGGGCTAGCTTCTTCGCTAACGTGGATTCTTACATCTACGCAAACGGAGTGCTACCAAAGCACGGTCCTGGTGCCACAGCGGAAAGGCGAAGCGGAAACGCTAAGTACAATCCGCAATTGTGGACCCGAAGGTTGGAGACCGTATTCCCGCACTGGGAATACGTAATCCCCAACGAACGGTATCTTTCTGATACCGATCGGGTGATGATCCTCGAACCCGGTGCAGAATTACCCGTGAGGGTAATTACTGTTCCTAAAACGCTCAAAACGCCACGAATCATCGCTATCGAGCCTGTTGCTATGCAATACATGCAGCAGGGAATCCTCGAAGTGATGGTTAAAGAGATGCGTGCAGATGACAATGCACGCAACTTCGTGTTGTTCGATTCGCAAAAGCCTAATCAGCTTCTTGCGAGAGAAGGCTCCAAATGGGGCCATCTCGCCACACTTGATTTAAGTGAGGCATCGGATCGCGTTTCGAATCAGCATGTACGAGTTCTACTAGAACGGCATGCAATCCTACGGGATGCTGTCGATTCTACTAGATCTCGGAAGGCTGATGTTCCTGGCTATCCTATTCAAAGGTTAGCCAAGTTCGCGTCTATGGGTTCAGCCCTTTGCTTCCCAATGGAGTCACTCGTCTTTACGACGGTGATTTTCTGCGGGATTGAAAAGGCGCTTAACCGACGCTTGACCGTGGAAGATGTTAGATCCTTCTACGGTCTGGTGCGCGTCTACGGGGACGATATTGTCGTCCCTGTAGACTACGTACAATCTGTTGTGCAGGAGCTCGAAACTTTTGGGTTTCGAGTCAACCGTAACAAGAGCTTCTGGAATGGGAAATTCCGGGAGTCTTGTGGGAAGGAGTATTTCCATGGGGAGGATGTCACTATCTCCCGCATGCGTCAACTCATTCCTGCCAACAGGCGGCACGTAGTAGAGATCATCTCGACAGTGCACTTTAGAAACCACATGTTCCATCGTGGTTTCTATCGTGTTGTTGAGATGCTGGACAGGGAATTGGAAAAACTGATTCCTTTTCCAGTCATCGATCACTATAGAGATATAGAGACCGGTGACTATCTGTCCAGATCCCCTCTACTGGGTCGTCATGATTACAGCCCTAGCCAGGCTGAGCGTCATGACAGTCAACTTCACCGCCCTCTTGTCAAGGGTGTTGTCGTTGACTACACGCTTCCAGATTCACATCTGGATCACGTGTGGGCCTTGATGAAATGGTTCCTTAAGCGGGGGGATCAACCCTTCGAAGATAGGAATCATCTTCTACGTGCTGGGCGTCCTGTGTCCGCTCGCATCAAGACCAGGTGGCTTCCACCGAATTAATCGGTGGGAGAGGCTCAAGTGGGTAACGGATTGAGAACCCGTTATTCCGAGCCTGTGGGAGATCAAGTGAGATCTCCTGGGGACG